TGGATGATGAATTAGGTTTTGTTACGGACCAGATGTTGAAAGATATTAACCGGATAAAGAATAACGACTATGATTATTACCGCTATATTTATTTGGGTGAGCCTGTAGGACTTGGAACGAACGTATACAATATGAATTTGTTTAAAGAACTGGAAGAGCTGCCAAGTGATGATAGAATCATTGCTCTTTATTACTCTTCAGACGGTGGGCATTCAGTTTCTGCTACAACGCATGGATTCTTTGGATTGACTGCAAAAGGTAAAGTTATCCTTCTGAATACGTATTATTACAGCCCGGCTGGAAAGGTAAATAAGAAGGCTCCTAGCGATTTATCTAAGGATTTGAATCAGTTCATTACGCTTACTTCCAGGCAACAAGAATGGCAAGGTGCTAGGATAATGAATCGAACCATTGACAGTGCAGAAGCAGCATTAAGAAACCAATATTATAAGGATTATGGACAGCATTTACATCCTGTAAGTAAGGGTAAAAAAGTAGATATGATTGACAGAGTACACGACCTACTAGCACAAGGTCGTTTTTATTATTTAGAGGGAAATCCTTATCCAATTGATATGGAACATGCTAATAATAACGAGATATTCATTGAGGAACATAAAAAATTCCAGTGGGATAAGAAAACCCTCAACACAGATAATCCGCGTGTAATTGAAGAGGATGACCATACAGCGGATATGTTCATTTATCTCTGTGTGGATAATGCTAGAGACTTTAGATTGGAAGTTTAGGAGGTGACAATTTGAATATCATCGAACGCATAAAAAATCTATTTAAGAGAGGAGGCTACGCTTTGACTGGAAAAGATTTAGAATCAATTAATGACCATCCCAAAATAAACATTGACCCGAAAGAGTTGGCTCGAATAGAACACAACATGAAGCAATATGCAAATGAATATCCGCAGGTGGAATATCTTAATTCCCACGGAGTTTTAAAAAAGCGGGATTATATGCCACTTAATATGCGGAAATTAAGCGCATCTGTACTTGCTGGATTGATTTTTAACGAGCAATGCGATGTTTATGTGTCCAATGCTGACAAAAATAGCGACATGAGGAACACTTACCAAGCTGCACACGAATTTATTCAACATGTATTCGAGCACAACAAATTCAAGAAGAATTTAGCTGATTACTTGGAGCCTACACTTGCGATAGGTGGAGCAACTGTTAGACCATATGTGGATATGGAATCAGGAGAAATAGAGTTCTCCTGGGCGCTTGCAAATGCCTTTTATCCATTGAAAAGTAATAGTAATGGCATATCGGAAGGCGTAATGAAATCCGTCACTACTGAATACGACGGGGACCGAATCGTTTATTACACGCTGCTTGAATTTCATGAGTGGGAAAAAGACGGAGAAGGAAATAGTTTGTACGTCATTACAAATGAGCTGTACAAATCGGACGAACCGGGCAAAATTGGAAAGCGTGTGGCGCTGTCTGAACTAGAAAAGTATAAAGATTTACAGGAAAGAACATCAATCGCTGGACTGACTCGTCCGTTGTTTAATTATTTGAAGCCATCCGGGTTTAATAATATTAACCCGCACAGTCCTTTAGGTTTGGGTATTGCTGACAATTCACTTTCTACCCTCAAGAAAATAAATGATGCACATGACCAGTTTTGGTGGGAAGTCAAAATGGGGCAACGTACAGTGTTCGTTGATGATTCTGTATTAAACACTCTTCCAGATGAAAGCGGGAAGCCTCCTAAGCAGATATTTGACCCAGACGTTAACGTTTATAAATCAATGCGGATGGGTGACACCAAGGATGCGATACATGATGCCACAAGAGATATTCGGGCGGAGCAATACATTTCAGTTATTAATCAGTCATTGCGAACGCTTGAAATGGAATTGAAGCTTTCCGTTGGTACATTTTCTTTTGACGGTCGGTCAATGAAAACGGCGACTGAAATTGTCAGTGAAAATGATATGACATATCGAACTCGCAACGATCAAGTATACGAAGTTGAACAATTTATTAAAGGCTTGATTGTTTCCGTCCTGGAATTAGCGAAAGGGACGATATGGAACGGCAAGCCTCTTTTCGATGGGGAAACACCAACGTTCGAAGATATTGGTGTTGATTTTGATGACGGTGTGTTCCAAGATCGTTCAGCATTGCTGCGATTCTACGGACAGGCTAAACAGTTCGGCTTCATTCCTACCACTGAAGCAATTGAGCGTATATTCAAGGTTCCGAAAGAAACAGCGGAAGAATGGTATGAGCAAATTATCATGGACCGGGTAGATATGGACCCGGTGGAAATCATGACTAGAAGGGAAAGGCGAGAACTTGGGGAGGAGGAATAATGGATGGATATTTTTAAAAGAGAGTATTTAGGGACATTTGTGAAATGCCCAAAGTGCAATGGCGAAGGTGTTTATTACAAAACGACACCTAAAGGGACCGTTGTGAGTGTATCCCCATGTCCTGAATGTTACGTTAAAAGGCGTGATTAAATGAAACCTAAACAACCAAAAATTACGCCATATCAACTAGACTTATGGTCCGGTAACATGTCCGAACTCTACCAATCGCTTGAAGGTGAAATAATCCGTATTATCATCAAACGATTAAAGCGTGGCTCCACTGACATTACCCATTGGCAAGCGCAAAAACTATCCGAATTACGCTTGTTTAACAACGAGGTAGCCAAACACCTTAGTGAAGTGACAAATGTCGCTGAAAAGGAAATTAAGCGTATGTTTGAAGATGCAGGAACAGCCATTGTAAAGGACATTGACCAAACTATGCCTTACTCTACCAAGCCAATGCCAAATAACTTAGATAACGTTATGCGCGCTTATCATAACCAAGTCTGGTCAGAAATAGACAACTATGTCAACCAAACCCTAATTACAACAAGTTATGGTACCGGGACAGCTGCAAGGGCATATACAGATGTTCTTAATCGGACAACCGCCGTGTTTAATACTGGATTATATTCATTTGAGGATGCTGTAGAACGTTCTGTAGTGGAGTTAGCGCAAAAAGGTATTAACTCCACTTTTATCGACAAAGGTGGTCACACATGGAGCCTGGAAAGGTACACTAGAACCGTTTTAAAGTCTACCTTAGGAAATACCTATAACGAATTAAGAAAAGACCGTATGGCTGATTATGGAGTCCATACAGTACTTGTCACTTCTCATGCAGGGGCAAGGGATGCGTGTTCAATTATACAGGGTCAAGTGGTGGATTTAAGACAACCGAATGAAATCCCGCCGGATAGTGAGTATAAAAGTATTTATGACCCTGTTTGGAAAGCTTATTATGGTGAACCAGGTGGACATAGAGGGGTATCGTGTCGTCATCTTCACGTACCATTCATTCCGGGTGTTAATACTAATAATCAACCAAAGTTTGATCAAGAACTAAATGCTAAAGTTGCCAAAGCAAGGGATACACAGCGTAGGATTGAAAGAGAGATAGTCAAACACAAAAAGTCGTTAATGGTTGCTCAAGAAATGGGTAGCGATAAAGTAGATTACTACAAAATGATGGTAAGAAGAAGGCAGGCGGCAATGAGAAAACATCTTGCTGAGAATGGGGAATATTTAAGCCGTAACTACCGTCGTGAAGCTGTTTATACTCCTCTTTCCTCCTTGCTAAAAGACTTTAGTTACAAGAAGTAAAATGGTATAATTAACGTACAGGCTAGGGTCGCACCCGAAAAGAAGGCACCCACCTTCCTGCCTGCAATAACAAATGGGGATTATCTGGGGAGGTAATCAATATGAGTGTTAGAGGATTGGATTTAACTGGTCAGAGGTTTGGAAGGTGGCAAGTTGTCCGTAGAGGTGAGAACAAAGACAATCGCGTTGCATGGGATTGTATATGCGACTGCGGAAACACCGGAACAGTTGACACCAGACGATTAGTTAAAGGTCGTTCAAAATCATGTGGCTGCTTAAATAGAGAAGTTAATACAAAACACGGCCATAACCCTAATAGGGGATCTTCATCTGAATACAACTCTTGGCACCAAATGAAACAGCGTTGCTTGAATCCAAACGATAAAAGATATGCTGATTATGGTGGAAGAGGCATAAAAATCTGTGAAAGATGGCTAGATTTTAATAACTTTCTTGAGGATATGGGCAAAAAGCCAACACCGAAACATTCGATTGACAGGATAGACGTTGATGGAGATTATGAACCGTCTAACTGTAAATGGTCAGACGATTACGAGCAACAAAGGAATATAAGAGTCCATAGAAACAATAAGTTAGGTGTAAAAGGTGTGCATTATGATGAACAACGCAAAAAGTATGTTGCTCAACTATACGCTAACGGTAAAAGACGGTTAATGAAACGAACTGACACATTAGAAGAAGCTATTCAAGCTAGAAAAGAAGCTGAATTAAAATACTGGGGAAAGTCATCCTAAAGGGTGGCTTTTTTCATTGCTGAATGACTTTAGCTATAGGGATTAGGAGGGTTATCCATGAAGGCACTTTACCATAAGTTGATGTTCGGAATAAATGCATTTTTATTTGGTCAATTTTCCACAAAGGCACATAGGCATTTAGGTTATTTAGCAGCGTATGGTCTTAAAAAAGGATTTGAAAAAGCCGAAAGGAAGTGATGTACTTGGTAAAAATAACAGTAAAACAAACGCTATCTTCAAAACTTATTTTTAAAAGTATTATGTTGTTGGGCCGTTTAGGGTTAGTTACTCGTAATCTTGCTCTGAAAGTAGTAAATAAAAGCATTAAAAACGGCGCTTACCGCTACAAAATAGGAAATAGCGAATGGAAAAAGCTTAATAATTTCGAGGTAACATTAGAAGAGGGAGTGTGATCCATTATCTCCTAGCTACCAGGTGCGGTAGCCGTCTTGTAAATAAAAAGGGTGGTGAAGGTATGTATAAATCTGGTGATAAAGTAAAAATCATCGATTCTATGGATAGTAGGTATATCGGTAAGGTAGCCGCTATCACCAACGTTTTAAGTTACCCCAACGAACCTATACGCTATCAATTGAATTTGGGTGGCGGGGACTGGTTAGGTAGCTGTCTAAAGAAAATTAATTAATTGCACCTGACTGACAAGCGTTAGGTGCTTTTATTATGCCTATCTACCATGCGTAGAAAAGGTTTCTTGTTTCCACATAGTGGGTACTTGCTCTGTCCTAAGCCATGACTAGGACGTTAAATATAGACGGCATGGACTGACCTGAGCAAGTCATTAAAAGGCTTATTATTATGCCCATTTTAAAGGCTTGGGGTCGAACTAAGCGCAACCTTATCGCATGAGGTGTTACATGCTAAAAAACATTAATAAGGAGCGAATATAGATGGATTTGAAAGAATTGTTAGGAGAAGAATTGTATAACCAAGTCATTGAAAAAGCAGGTGATAACAAGATTGCTGTTGTCTCTGATGGGAATTGGTTTCCTAAAGAAAAATTCGACACGGTGAATAATGAAAACAAGAATTTAAAGCAACAAATCAAAGACCGTGACGCGCAACTAGAAACATTAAAGGAAATTGACCCGGAAAAATTACAACAAGAAATTGCAGATTTACAACAAGCCAACAAAGACAAGGACAAAGAGCATCAAGAACAAACTGCCAAGCAGCAAAAGGAGTTTGCTATCGAACTGGCTTTGAGAGATGCGAAAGCTTTAAACACAAAAGCTGTAAAAGCCTTGCTTGATACGGATTCTATTAAATTGGATGGTGAAACGCTACTAGGTTTAGATGATCAATTAAAAGCACTGCAAGAATCAGATGCTTATTTATTCAAGCAAGAAGAAACACCTAATTCACCAACGATTTTTGCCCCTGGTAATCCAAACGGAGGAACGGGAACACCTAACCCGTTTAGCAAGGAATCTTGGAACTTAACAGAACAAGGAAAACTATACAAAGAAAATCCGGAATTGTATAAAGCTTTGAAAGCACAAGCCGGAAAATAAAAGGAGAATGATATAAATGGACGGAATCACACGTTTAGAAGAAGTTATCCAACCGGAGATTTTTACTCCGTACACAATCCAAAAAACAATGGAATTGTCTGCATTGGTACAAAGTGGAATCATTGCAAACGATGCAGAATTTGACAACCTAGCTGGTGGAGCGAACACGCTTATTAACATGCCATTCTGGAATGATTTAGGCAATGATGAATCCCAAATCATGAAGAATGAAGGGGATATGTCTATCGGGAAAATCACATCCAGCGATGACGTTGCGCGCAAACACGCTCGAGTAAATGCATGGGGTGCTAACGGATTATCTGCATTGCTATCTGGTGATGACCCAATGGATGCTATCGCTCAATTGGTTGCAGCTTATTGGGCGCGTGACATGCAGCGTACACTTTTAGCAACATTAAGCGGTGTATTTAAGAGTTCTTCCATGTCTCAAAAGGTCTATGACATTACAGACCGTGACGCCGATGCGGGAACTATCAACATGAATACGTTTCTTGATGCAACTCAATTGATGGGGGATGCGAAAGAAGCCCTTACTGGTGTTATGATGCACTCTGCCGTAGAAACAGAATTGCGCAAACAGGATTTAATCGAGTACGTACCGCAATCCGAACAAGGTCGCCCGATTCCTTACTTTAACGGTAAACAGGTAACTGTGGATGATTCTATGTACTACGACACGGAGACAGGTCAAGCAGAAATGTACATTTTCGGTCAAGGAGCAATTGCACTAGGAAATGGCTCCCATCCGCGAATTATCCAGACGGAAGTAAGCCGTAACCCGTTAGCTTACTCTGGCGAAGAAGCGCTAATTAATCGTAAAATCTTTATCTTACATCCACGTGGAGTGAAGTGGAATGAAGGCGGAGTAGCTGACGTATTCCCAACGAACGCAGAAATCGACACAGGGGCGCGTTGGACTCGTGTTTACGAGCCTAAGGCGGTACGTGTTGTTAAATTCCGTTTCAACACAATCCCACAAGGTGCAGGTGATTCGGGGGAGTAATAAACCCCGAAATTGACAATGTCACGCCAACGACTGACGGGGCAGTCATTAATTTAAAATAAGGAGGGCTTTTATGTTTAAAATCTACAAAGGTGAGAGCGTGGTTGTAGAGGGTGAAAGCCCTCTAGAAATCACAGGGATAGGACCAAATAAAGATGTTGAAAAAGGTGAGTACCAAGCTGTAAGGATAGAAGATGATAGGGAATCCGAAAGAGTGGATATCCCTGCATTTAAGACGTTACCGATTAATGTAACAGGCGTAACGCTATCACCTAAGACATCAAATGCAGAATCAGGAACAGAAGGTACAAGGCAGTTAACCGCTACTGTAGCACCGTCCAACGCAACGAATAAGAGCGTATCATATGCCATCGCACCATCTGCAACAGGCCTATCAGTTAATAACAGTGGTTTAATCAGTTGGTCAGCTGATACGCCTGCAGGAGAATATACAACTACGGTTACTACGGATGACGGCTCACATACCGATACGCATGTATTGACGTTAACGGAGCCTGAACCGGATGAGCCAGACCCAGAGGAACCAACCGATCCGGAAGAAGGTGATTAATTATGCCTTATCTTACGTATGAGGAATTCAAAGAATTCTCTCAAGCCGATATTGATAAATCAACATTTGATAATCTAATAAAAAAAGCTGTTGCGATCTTAAACAATCTCACTAGCTACTTTTATGTGAAAAATGACATCGAGAAAGATAACGAATGGCGAGTGAATCAATTTAAACAGGCTTTATGCGCTCAAATAGAGTACTTTAACGAAGTTGGGTCGACTACATTCGAGGGCATTAATCAAGTGTCACAATCGTTTAGTGCTGGACGTACTAGTGTCACGAATACTAGCCGGTCTAACACCAGTAACGAAAGTAAATCACTAGTTGCCGAAGATGTTTATATTTACCTGCAAGGAACGGGATTACTTTATCGGGGTGTAGCCGTATGGTAATGCCAAAGCCGCCCGCAGACTTTTGCATCGATTCATTTGAATACAGGGAGTTTATTGGTGATGGATGGGACGGACCGGAATACAAAGAGGCTGTAACGATTGAACATTGCCGCATTGATCGCGGTGCTGAATACAGTCAGTCATCAGCCGGGAAACAACTGCTATATAATGCGGTTGTTTTTTGTTATGAAGGCA